AAAACATGCCACAAGGTATTGAGAAAGCTATGGTTGATGTTCCAGTTAATCTTGGAAGAATGACTGGTTCAGGTCCTAACTCAGGATCAGTTGGTCAAAACATTAGAGCTAACTATGCTCAAAAAATGAGAAACGCGGTAACTGGTGTTGATGGATCACCTGGTATATTAAACCCTGTTAACAATAGAATTATGGTTGGAAGAGGTAGTTTTAAAACTGGTGGTACAGTTGTTAAGTCTGGAGACAAAGCTAAAAAAACTAAGAAAAAAGTTGGAATCCAAATCAAAGGATTTGGGAAAGCGAGAAAAAGATAATGGCTAAAGCAATAAGTATAAGTAAAAATAAAGGCCTAGCTAAACTAGCTAAGAAAAAACCTGAGCTAGCTAAAAAATTTGGTTATGATCCAAAAAGAATCGTAGCTAAAAAAGGCGGCCGAATTAAAAAGAAAAAATAATGGCTAAACTTTGTCCAAAAGGTAAAGCAGCAGCGAAGCGTAAATTTAAAGTTTACCCTTCAGCATATGCTAACATGTACGCTTCTGGAGTCTGCTCTGGTAAAATAAAACCGGGTGGTAGAAAGAAAGCTATGGACGGCGGCATGATGAGACCTGGTTATGCATCAGGTGGAAAGATTGCAAAAGGATGTGGAAAAGTTTTATCCAATAGAAGAAAAAAAACTAAAACATACTAATGGCTAAAAAAGGACTCAGAGAATGGGTAAAGGAACGATGGGTAGACATCGGAGCTCCGAAGAAGAACGGCAAGTATCAACCTTGCGGGAGATCGAAAGGAAGCAAACGAGCGTATCCAAAATGCGTCCCACTTGCAAAAGCCACACGGATGACAAGCTCGCAAAAGGCGAGTGCTGTCAAACGAAAGAGAGCTGCAGGTAATCCTGGAGGAAAGCCAACTAACGTTTCAACATTTGCAAAAAGAAAAAGTATGGCATTCGGAGGTAGAGTATAATGAGTAAAGGTACTATGCCTGCAAGAAATAAAAAGAATTTCAGATCTACAAAATCTGGAGCGGGCATGACACGAGCCGGTGTTGCTGCTTATAGAAGATTAAATCCCGGTTCAAAACTAAAAACAGCCGTGACTGGAAAAGTGAAGCCAGGATCAAAAGCTGCTAATCGTAGGAAATCATACTGCGCTAGATCACTAGGACAATTAAAAAGGTCATCAGCAAAAACACGTAACGATCCCAACTCACGAATCCGTCAAGCAAGAAGGAGATGGAAATGCTAAAGAAAAAAAGAGCAATTAAAAAAGTGATAAAAGGTTTGGGCAAAGCAGTAAAAGCTCATACTAAACAAAAGAAAATGTTGGAAGGAGCGATACGTGAGAAAAGCAATACTAGAAGCTCTAAGAAGTAAATATCAAGCAGACATATCGGCTGCTGATGCTACGGCAAATATTTATCTTTCAAATAGTGTAGGTATAGGAGAACACCCTCAACATATCGAAGAAGTAGATAAGCAATTACAAAAAATTGCTGACGCTAAAGAAAAACTAGATATCTTAGAGGAGTTTGAATAATGGAACTATTTGAACATTTTATAAAAATAATTAAACAACGAAGAAACGACGTAGGAGATCTTATGGCCAATGGTGCTGTTGACAGCATGGAAAAATATAAGTATATGCTAGGACAGATAAGAACTTACGATAGTTTATTACAGGAAATATCCACCCTGCTAAACAAAAAGGAGCAAAATGAGCAAGGAACAGTCATCAGTATCAAAGCCAAAAGTGATACTACCAAATAAAGATTTGGTTGGCGTAAAAAAAGAAAAGAAAACAGAAATTGACGAATCATCAAAACTACCTAGTCCAACAGGTTGGAGAATTATAGTTTTACCTTTTAAACAAAAAGAAAAAACTAAAGGTGGAATAATTCTAGCAGAAGATACTATAGAGAGATCACAAGTTGCATCGACTTGCGGTTTAGTTATGGCTATGGGACCACACTGCTATGATAAAGAACGATATCCAGAGGGTCCCTGGTGTAAGAAAGGTGATTGGGTTATTTTTGCAAGATATGCAGGAAGCCGAATTAAAATAGATGGGGGTGAGTTAAGACTTCTCAATGATGATGAAGTATTAGCGACCGTGGAAAACCCTGAAGATATATTCCACGAATTTTAATAACCATAGGAGATACTATGCAAGACGAAGATAGATCAGTTGATATAGACACATCAGGTCCGGATGTAGAAATAGAACTGCCGCAAGAAAAACAAGAAGAAGAAAAAAAAGAGGTTGTTGTAGAACAACCGACAGAGGACAAAACATATGAAAATGAACGTCAAACAAAACTTGAAGACGGTGGTAGCGCCGGTGACTCATCTGAGAAACCTGTGGAGCAGCCTAGTGTTCAAGAAGATAATAAACAAGAAAGTCAAGGTAAGGAAGCTGAAGAATATTCTGAAGGCGTTAAAAAACGAATAGCTAAACTTACTAAAAAAATGCGAGAAGCAGAAAGGCAAAGAGAAGAAGCTTTGCGTTATGCTGATTCCGTAAAAAGAGAGAGAGATGAATTTAAATCTCAAGCTAATAGTTTAGATAAAGACTATGCCGTTGAAATGGAAAATAGAATATCTGGACAGCTAGCTGCTGCACAAGCTAAACTTACAGCTGCAAGACAAGCAGAAGATCCAAAAGCTGCAAAAGAAGAACCTGTAAAACAACCTGTAAAACAACAACAAGCATCTCCGCCAGATCCAAAAGCGGAAGAGTGGGCAGGTAAAAATGATTGGTTTGGAACAGATTCAGCCATGACTTATACTGCTTTTGATTTACACAGAAAACTTACAGAGGAAGAAGGTATAGATCCTAAATCCGATGAATATTATGAGGAAATAGATAAAAGAATAAGACTTGAATTTCCACATAAATTTGGTAAAACTGTAAACAAGACAATTAGTAAACCTACACAAACCGTTGCCTCTGCAACGCGTAGTCCAAAGACTAATGCAAAAAGTGTGAGACTCACATCTTCTCAAGTCGCAATAGCGAAAAAATTAGGTGTGCCACTAGAAGAATATGCGAAACAGCTTATGAACACGAAGGAGGTATAAGCATATGGAAAAGAAAAACCAAACTCGTGCGAGTCAAACTAAAAAAAGTGATACAACAAAAGTTGAGTCACATAGCTCTCAGGCAAAAGTCAAAGAGCGACCAAAAGTTTGGGCTCCACCATCGTATTTAGATACGCCCAACGCGCCAGACGGATTCAGACACAGATGGGTCAGGACAGAAATCCTAGGGTTCGTAGACACTAAAAACATACAAGGTCGTTTAAGATCTGGTTATGAATTAGTTAGAGCTGACGAATATCCCGAAGAAGACTTTCCCGCAATCACAGACGGCAAATACGCAGGGGTGATCGGACACGGAGGCCTTGTGCTGACAAGGGTACCAGAGGAGATCGCGCAGCAAAGAACTGAATACTATGCCCAACAGGCACAGGATCAACAAGCTGCAATAGACGCCGATCTTGCGAAGGAACAGCATAAGAGTATGCCTATCACTGTTGATAGAAATACTCGTGTAACCTTCGGTGGGAAGAAAAGTTAGAATTTTTTAACAATTCGGAACCAGCGAATATAATAAACCGTACTGGAGGCCCGCAAGGGCAGGTACATATAAGGAGTAATGACTATGGCAAACTCATCGTCAGTTGGTTTCGGAATGAAACCAGTAAAAATGGCGGGTCAAGCAGCAAACACTGCGGGACTAGGAGAGTACCCTGTAGCAGCAAACGCAACTGCAATCTTTAATCAAGATTTAGTTGCAATGGCGGCAACAGGAACTGCGGCAGTAGCTGCAGCTGGTACAGAACAGATCTTAGGTTCCCTAAACGGTGTTTTCTTTACTAACACGTCAGATGATAAACCAACGTTCAAAAGTCACTTAGCAGGAAGTAACGCTGCTACTGACATTGTTGCACTTGTAAATGATGCACCTCATCAAATATATGAAGTGAGATCAAACAACGCCGGTGCATCAGCACAAACGGACGTAGGTAATACAGCAGATATTTCATATTCTGCGGGTGCTACTCCAAACTTCATCTCTAAAACAACTTTAGATGATGGATCTTTGGCAACAGCATCAAAACAACTAAAAATAGTGGGTGTTTCAAGAGACCCTGAAAACAATGATATCGGATCAGCAAATGTGGTCTGGAGAGTTGTAATCAGTGAGCATTTCTTCAAACAACACGCAGGCGTATAATAGGAGTATAACAACATGGCTATATCACGTAATCAACTAGTTAAAGAACTAGAGCCAGGTTTGAATGCACTATTCGGCCTGGAGTATAAACAGTATGATAATTTACATACTGCTATATACACAACTGAGTCATCTGACAGAGCTTTCGAAGAGGAAGTAATGTTATCAGGATTCGGTCAAGCTAAAGTAAAACCAGAAGGTTCTGGAGTAGAGTTTGATAAAGCTCAAGAAACTTTCACAGCAAGATACACACACGAGACAATCTCTCTTGGGTTCGCTATCACTGAGGAAGCAATTGAGGACAACTTATACGACAGACTTGCTTCTAGATATACAAAAGCATTGGCAAGATCTATGGCTCAAACTAAACAAGTTAAAGCAGCGTCTCCATTAAACAATGGATTCAATGGTAACTTTAAGTCTGGTGACGGAAGCAATTTATTTGCAACTAATCACCCAACTATAAACGGGACTTTCAGTAACACATTGGCAGTTGCAGCAGACTTAAACGAAACATCACTAGAGCAATCAATGATTGACATTGCAGCTCTT